GCTTACAGGTACGGCTCGGGTTCCGCATCCTGACCCGCCAGTTTGCGCGCCTGCTCATCCGTGATACTGCTCAGTTTGGTGGTCAGTTCGCCAAGCTGTGTAGAGAGCTTTTCAACCTTTTCTTCCAGCTCGCTTTTCTGCGGCTCGTCTTTAACTTCCGGCTCGGCGGGCTGCTCTTTGGCGCTGAGTGTTTGAACCAGTTGGCCGAGCTGATCGCTCAGCTTGGTGTTCTGCTCAATTTGTTGCTGCAGCAGCTCTTCGGTTTCTTTGTTCATGTCGTCTTCTTCCTCAGTGTGAGAGAGCTGCTCGGGCGCGTTGTCGCCTTTGAGCCAGCTTTTGAATTTTTGAAACAGCGACGCGTCTTCGTTTGAGAGTGCCGTCGGCGCCGCGCTGTAGTTGACGGTTTGCCCGGTGCAGACATGCAACGCTTTTTCTGCACTGCGTTTGGCCGATAAATGCACTTGCGTGGTACCCAGCGATGCGGGTTTGTCCGTGAAGGCGAGCCCGGTTAAGTAGGCTTTGCCACTGCTGGCGAAGTCTTCGAGATACTCACAAGAGGTATGCAGCAACTGACCGTTTTCGATGTTTCGCAGCAGGTGAGAATTGGGTTTGATTTCAGCCCACAGTTCGTCATCGCGCTTTTCTACCGACAATACGGTGCCGCCTTTCCAGCTCCAGTCGTAGTGGTCGTCATTGATTCGTGCGGCGTACTTCGTCGGGTCGTACGTTTCCGCGATATCGTCAATCACTTTCTGCGGGATATCTCGCCCGTCGATAGTGGGGCCAGCTTTCAGAATGCAAATTGGCTCTGACTTAAACATGGAATATCTCTTCTCGTTTCGATGATTCCAATCTAACCAATGACCTTAACTTTTTGTATTCACGGCGATTCTAGATACCCGATATAGAAAGTCTCTCTGCTGAGTCGCGGCGGGCTCTGTTGCACACTGCCAGCATGAAAACGAATCTGGCTATTGAGCAATCCTCCCCGATGTACACCGCAGACCAAACCAAAGCGCTTGGGCTGTATCTGCGTCAGTACAAACCTGCCGAAGTCGCGCAGGCGGTGGGCGTTGCGGTGCGAACTGTCCAGCAATGGATTTCGAAATTTGACTGGAAAGCGATGCGGGACGATGCGCCCGTAGAGCTGATGCTGCGCCAGCGGATCGCCTATCTGCTGTGGCTTGACCAAAAGCACGATGAGCAGCTCAAAGAGCTGGAAATGCTGTTGGCCCAGAAGCGCAAACGCGATGAAGCCGAGAGCCGGCAACATCGGCCAGCGAGCAGTCACAGCGAGGGCAACAAGCGCGGCCGCAAGCCGAACAAGGTGAAGAACGACGTTTCGCACATCACCCAAACGGTGCTGGATGAGTTTCGTGAGAAGACGTTTTTCGAGTACCAGAAAGACATTCACGCCCACAAGTGCAATCCCGAGCTGAACGAGTTCCGCTTTTACCTCAAATCGCGCCAGATCGGCCTGACGTATTACTTCGCCTATGAAGCGTTTGAGGATGCGGTGCTGAACGGCGACAACCAGGTGTTTTTGTCGGCCTCGCGCAAGCAGTCTGAAATCTTTAAAAACTACATCCGCCGATTCGCGCTGGAAATTGGCGACGTCGAGCTCAAAGGCAAAGATGAGCTGCAACTCTCCAACGGCGCGACGTTTTACTTCCTCTCCACCAACGCCCGCACATCGCAGGGCTTCAACGGCCATGTCTATTTCGATGAAGTGTTCTGGATCCCAAAATTTGGAGAGCTGGACGACTACGCGGGCGGGATGTCGATTCACGACAAGTACCGCACCACGTATCTGTCGACGCCGTCGACCGTGGCGCATGAAGCGTATCCGAAGTGGCAGGGCAAGAAAGAGCAAGGGATTGACATCAGCCATGCTGCGCTTAAGAACGGCTCACTGGGCGTTGATGGCATTTTCCGCCAGATCATCACCATTGATGACGCGATTGAGAAAGGCGCCACGTTCTTCAACATGGAGAAACTGCGCCGCAAGTACCCGGATAAAACCGTATTCGACAACCTGCTGCGCTGCGTGTTTCTGGATGATTCAGCGTCCATTTTCGCGTTTAAAGCGCTGCTGGCGTGTAAAACCGATTCATCGCTGTGGAAGGACGTGGACCACAACAAAGCGCGGCCTGCGGGCAACGCCGAAGTGTTGGTGGGTTATGACCCGCGCGGCGGCGGTCAGGGCGAAGGCTCTGACGATGCCGGATTGGTGGTTGCGCTTAAGCCCAAACGCAAAGGCGGCGTGTTCCGGCTGATTGAACGGGCGCGCCTGAAAGGCTCCAGCTACGAGCAGCAGGCACTTGCGATTAAAGCCATGACCGAGAAATACAACGTGGTGCATCTGGCGATTGATGTCAGCGGCGTCGGGTCGGCCGTGGCGGAGCTGGTGCGCAAGTTTTACCCGAGCCTGATTGAGCTGGATTACTCGCCGGAAGTGAAACGGATGATGGTGTACAAGGCGCGCGAAATCATCAACGACGGGCGCCTGCAGTTCGACGGTGAGTGGGATGACCTGGTGCATTCCTTTCTGATGATCCGCCAGCAGACCACCAAAGCCAGCAATCAGGTGACCTTTATTTCCAACCGCAGCAAGGTGGGCTCGCACGCAGACCTGGCCTGGGCTTCGATGCATGTGATGCACTGGGAGCCGATTGATATTCACAGCGAGGACGACACCACGGTGTCGTTCTTCTAGGAGACAGAACGTGATTGAGATTGAATTTTCTAACCCGGTCAGTGTGATGAATAGCGATATTCTCAGCTACCTTGAAGTGGCGCTGATTGACGATTTGTACGAGCCCCCGATCGCGCTTGATACGCTGGCCAAAGCGCTGCGCGTGAATCCGATGCACTCGAGCGCGATTGAGTTTAAACGCAACACGCTGACTTACGCCGTTACGGTGAGTGACGTGCTGCCGCGCCGCGACCTTAAGCGGTTTATTCAGGACTACCTCACCTTTGGCAACGGCTATTTTCAGGTGGTGCGCAACCTGTTCGGACAGGTGGTTCACATCAGGCACATTCCGGCGCTCTACATGCGCCGCCGCGGTGATTTGGGTTACACCTACAAGCCGCGTGCCTACAGCAACGAAGGGCGGATTGATTATCGCGATGGGCAGATTTTTCACCTGGCTGAATACGATGTGGCGCAGGAGTTGTACGGCCTGCCGCAACACGTCAGCGGGTTGACCTCAATCTGGCTCAACGACGATGCCACGCTGTTCCGCCGCCAGTATTACCGCAACGGTTCCCACGCAGGTTACCTGCTGTATATGAACGAGCCGAGCATGACCAAAGAGACGGAGAACGACATTCGCAACAAGCTGCAGGCCAAAGAGGGAATGGCGTTCAAAAACCTGTTTGTGAATGCCAAGGGTAAGGACACCAAAGCGCCGGAGCTTAAACCCATTGGTCAGGTGGAAGCGAAAGACTCGTTCAAAGACGTGAAGAACCAGACCATGAACGACGTGTTGGCCCTGCACCGCGTACCAATCGAGTTGATGAGCATCCGCCGTGAAAGCATTACCTCACTCGACCTCAACAAAGTGGACTGGCTGTTCCACAAAAATGAGCTGCTGCCACTGATTGATTCACTGGCTGAACTGAACGAGTTTGTGGGGAGTGAGGTGTTGAAACTCAATGAGTATGTGAGTTTGGAAAAAGAAAGCTGAAGCCTTCGAATAATATTTGGGCCAATGTATTCTGCGTTGGCTCTTAGAGGAAAGATGATGACTCATCAACGCTTATTTTGAAATGCGACTGATTGGCAACTTAATTCATAGAAGCATGATTTGACTTAGCGCCGATTCACCTCGAGCCAACACTATATGTTGACTCGATGCTCTTCAATGGTGCACTAAGGAAAATGTTTCTTGTAGTACAAGAGCAGTTCACCATGATCCAAATCTGATACATCAGGCAAGATCAGCGTTGTCTTAAGATTCGAGTTTACATTGAGAAATGTGAACTTAACTTTCCTTAAGTTATTGCAAAATCGTATATATAATGGCCTGTACAATTTATGGTTTGTGAAGTGTTCATCTTTCCAAGCTTCATTCCGAATAACTCCATTGTAAATAATGTTGCGAAGCGTGTACTTAATCATGTCGGTGCCATCAACGTCACTCAGTGCCTGGCTATCTTTTGGAGGCTCAGTACTAACATTCATGTTCGGCTTATTATAAAGTTTGTAGGATGGCAGTTCAAAAGCCCGAACCCATTCTTCTCTATCTGAAAGGTACTTAAAGTATCGATATCGTTTTTCATGAAATTCTCCAAATGCACATCTATTGAGCAGGGAGCAAGGTTCTAGTAGCGCAAGAAAGCCACTGTTCTCCGCATTCATAAAAGCGTGCTCGCAAGCAGAGCAGCGCCTATAGCAATAATCAGATTTGAAATACTCATGTAAACGAAGAAGCGATATATCAAATGAAGTGCTGTTAAGCATAACAGAGACGCTTTGATTGCGTTCCGTGCCATAGCCCTTCATAGCTCTAAGTAATGGCATGGGAATAAATTTAACTCGAACAAGCTCACTTTCATGTTTATCGAATAAGAGAATCAGTAAGTAGTCTGCATCCTTATACTGATGCTTGCTCAACTTAACCTTGTTATCTACCGTTGATTTTACCTCTATTTTTTCACCAGTCTTGTTGAGAACATCGTAGCCTTTCTGATTCCTTGGTCTGTTTTCGGCATTTAACAGCCGTTCAATCAATGATTCACCTATGACCCCAAGAGCAGTTTTGGCATCGTGGCCAGCATTAGCATGGTCGAGTATGATCCCCTGAGCGAGGCATTGTTCAGCGAACTGCTTGAGAGGCGTTGTATTCAGAACCTTTGCTTTCTTGCTTGTCGTGGCATGTTTTAAGGACAGAAAGATTGAATCATTTTCTTTAGCCGATTTTTTGATAATACTTTGTACGGCTTCATCTAATTCGATGCTAGCCTGCAATATATGTAGTACTTCTTCGAGAGCGGGAGCAACTTGGAGTACAGCGTTATCAAAAGCCATTCTTTAACTCTCTCATCATCAAATAAATAGTTATACAATTAAGGCATCCAACGTTACTTTAGAAGGAGTACGTTTGATATACGATCAATATACTAGCTAATCATTCATCTACGAAACATCATTAGAGTGGTGTTGCATTGAATTACAACGAGATTTGAATGGCTACCGACGTGATATACTTTAGTTTAATTTGTTGATACCTAATTAATTCAGCAGCTTTTGTATGAGCCATCCCACCAGAGCCTAGAACAATTCCAAGTTGCCTAGGCTCATGCAGCTTTCATCAATGTTTTTGCTCAATGAAGCGCTTTAGTTCGTCGGCGCCTTGATATTCCAACACCATCCCTTTGTATAAGTTGATGTGGTTAATCGCATCAACTTCCGCATCTACCTGCGAGCGAAACACTTTAAGCTCGCTCTCCATATGATCGCAAAACGAACGCATCATGTTGATTTGCTGCTGCATGGCTTGATACTGGCGGTGGCTTTCCCCGTGGCGCGCTTTGAGTTCGTCGAACTGCGAAAAGGCACATTGTAAGAATCGGGCTTGTTTGGCGGTGAGAGTGACACCGGACGGTGAAATTTGTGGTTGGCTGGTGACTGCGTCGAACGCGCGGATGACTTGCAGGTGAAACCCGGCGCTAATCCACATCGCGTAGGCGTAGACCAGTTCTTTGCATACCCAAGTCCCTTGATTTTTGTGCCCGCCACGAATTGCTTTCATCGCAATGCTCAGGTTTGAAGATTGGTCCAAATTGTCGATCCGCAGATCTGAGGATCGCTCAATTTCATTGATTAACTCTTGTGTAGTGTCTAATCGAATAAAATTAGCTGGTTGGTGATTTCTTCTTGCGCCACTGGCTCTATGAAGGTCATTCAGAGAATACAAGCCGTCTAAGATGCGGATATCTTTGGAAAGAATAGATAGATGGGTCATAGCGACCTCCGGTGATTAGGATTGCTTACCATCACGCAAAGGTCTCAATCTTCGGGTGATGGACTGAACAGGGTTGAGACTACCGCACCACCGATACGGCCAGCCCGAAGGCTGCCCCGCCCAGCCCACCATTGATGAGATGTATTTGCGCATAATCGCAGCAAATTCACCATGTACAGGTGTGCCGAAGCCACACATAAAAAAACCAGCAAACGCTGGCACTTATGTGCCGGTGATCATTAACGGGGTCTCAATCCCGGTACTGGATTTTGCCAGTACAGCGATAGGGTAAGGGCGGCGAGGGTAGGGTGTCAATGCTTTAACACACACAAATGTGCGTAACTATACATAACTAGATGCGTTTCTTTCGCCATTTGTTGATCGTTTGACTAACATGTTTGATTATGTACGCAATTTATTATGGATATGAAGATCAGCTAGATAAGAGTGAATCGAGAATTTATCCACTCTTAGACTCCATACCAGAAAATTTATTGTTTCTTCTAGACGAATAAGGGATATCGAGGATGCTTTTGAGCGAAATGATCTCGTTAAGTAATTGGATCGAAGAAAAAGAATCGTTGTTTCAACCAATAGAGAAGCTTGCCGCATTGCAAGCAATTTTGAGTACTAACATTCAAGCCAGATCGCCAAATAATAGACAACCCTCTGCTTTGCAGCCTTTCACGGAACAGAAAAACCAAGCTATAGAAGCGTTGAAGAGATTTCAGTTGTCCGAGCTATCTAAGGATCAGATTACCTGCTTGTCAGTTCATGGTGCAGAAAAGCACATGGGAAATGCCGCTGCAAATCGCATTCGGAATATGTTTCGAGATGAAGTACATGACCTGGCATATCTGCACAAAGAAATTTCTCAAGTTCATCAATCTCTAACTCAGGCTAGAACAAAAATTGCGGAAGTAACTAGATTTATTGTCCCATATTCGAAAGAAATACAAGAAGCAGGCTATCTGGAAGATAAAGCTAGATTTAGTATTATTTTTAAAGATGGAGTAAAAATAGACAGTTTAAAAGATCTTGAAAATAGGTCTAAAGAATGGTCCGTTGTTATGCATGGCATAGGTTCTGCTTTAGATGTTGCTCCCAATGAGTTCAAAGTTTTGGGTGCAAGAAATGGAAGTTTTATCATCGATTTATATATGTGTGCGGCGGCAATTGTTCCAGTTGGATTCATACTAAATCGTTCTCTGTCAATAATTGAAAGATTTGCAATTTCAATGAAACGCCTGGAGGCTATATATGATACGGATATATCTGATCCAGCATTCAAAGAAATAGAAGATGAAATAAAAGCAACAAACGAGAAGTACTTTAATCTAAAAAAAGTGCTGTCAGCAAAGTCTATAGCTAAAGAAATCTTGGATGAAAAAGGATGTCCAGAGGACAAGAGACCGGAAGCAGAAATTAACCTTGAATCAAGTATAAAGAAAATACTTAATCACCTGAGAAAAGGTGGTGATTTGGATGCATTTGTGCCACCCAAAGACCAAAAAGATGCAGACGACGGTAATAATGATGCAGAAGAGGCAAATAGCTTGATTAGTGAGTTTAGACACAAAAAACTTGAGCTAAACAAAGAAGAGTTGGTAAAACTTTTAGAACATTTTGATTTTGACGACGAAGAATGAATTGTCTAAATGTTTATATAAATAGACGTTGTGTAAACACAAAACAAAGATATCGAGAAAGGGTGATTAACCCTTTCTCTCTCAAAATGTTTCAGTTGCCGATTCTATTTTAGTATAGATATTGAAGCTAGAGATCAGACTCAATCTCTCATGGATTTAATGTTATATTTGTCGCTATGGCTGAAATAGGAGTAACGTTACGCCAGATTATGCGACTTCTCTCCCTTGCAATAGGGAGTGAATCCGGTCGAACTCTTTCACCATGCTGCGTTCAATCCGATCACCGAGTTCTTTGACATCGTCTTTCGTCGCGTAGGTTTCTGCCACATGGGTTTTGTATTCGCCCAGCTCTTTGGACAACCGGAACAGGTAGCCAATGAGCAAACTCAGGATCAGCGTCACGAACGTGCCAAAGGCGAGTACCGCATTCACCCAGCTTGGGTCCAACGTCATTCCCATTGCTCGACCTCTTTGAGTTTTTTGCCTTTCAGCGACAGGATGATGTCGTTCACGGTTTCCTGCGTGACATCATTGGTGGACAGGGTTTTGATTTTCTCTAATCCCCAAATTACCAGGCGGCTGGCAAAGCGTTCCAGAATGACTTTCCAGGCAACCTGAAAAAACAGACCTTTCAGAACTTCCCATAGTGTTTTGCCGAGGATACTGGTTAAAAAATTCATGGTGCTCTCCTTATTGCAGCGGCGCGCCGGTGCGCATCATTTCGCTGAGTGTCTTCGCCCGTTTTCCAACCTGACGTGCCCAGCGGCTGTTGAGCATTTCGTTGGCGGCCACATGCCAGAGTTGCTGCTCGATGGCAGCGATCATTTTTTTGAACATGCCAAAACGAGGCAGACCAAGGTTGAAAATCATGTCGACGATCACCGCCTGACGCGCTTCGTTAAGCGATGCGAAATACGGCAGCGTTTCTGCGTCTTTCACCGCGGCATTGAGGTCGTGCTGAAGCAGGGCTTCCGCTTCTTGTTGGCTGATGCCGTTATCCTGCAGGTTACGGCCGTAACCGATGGTGAGTTTTTGATTGCTGCAGCGGTAGGGTTTCAGCCGCAGCCCTTCGTGTTTTTTGATGAGTTGGGTTGCCAGTGCTTTCATGGTTTAACCTTCGTTGAATAAACAAAGGCCAGTGTATCGCCCGGAATTACTGACTGATATTGAAGCGGTTTCTAGATGGGGGATGTAGAAAACCCGGCGCTGAGGCCGGGTTCGGTTATTCGGTGATTGGGGCAATAGGCCAAGGATTGTCGGCTCGAATTTTCAGATAAGCGGCATCCGCCTGCGCTTCATATTCAGCGGCTTTTGCCTCATTACCTTCCACTCGGCGAATCATTTTCGCTTCATTGTTCAGGCGATCCACAATCTGCGAATAGAGGTTTTGGCGGGTATCGTTAACACGTTGTACCTGCGCTTCGTACTGTGCCTGCAAATCCGTTTGCCAGTTGTCCAGCGCTTCATTCCATACGTCAAAACTGGTTTCGGGCTTTTTGAGTGTCCAGCTATCTTCAATTTCACCAAGTTGTTCGACTTGTTTGTTTTGCAATGGGGCAGATTTTCTGTAGATGGTTTTCCCTCGAAAATCGGCCACGTATTCGGAGCTTTTAAAATCTGCTGTAGCGACTACAGCAAATCCTTCTTTTGCAGGTAGCGGTTCAATCAACAGAACGTTACGAGGCATGTTCCATTTGTCAGTGTCACCTGACCCAACCACTTCACGAGTCTCTTTATCAACTGTCCAGTATTTCATGGGTTATACCTCTACAAGAATTGGGAAGGCTAAGTTGCGAGGACGGGTTTCATAACCCACACGTGGAGTTCCGTGACCATCATCGTTATATTCACCAGGTTTCCACGCATCTCCAGTACCTTGTGCCATAGGCACGTTATAACTACCACCTTGAGCCACACCAACCTGACCATGTACTGTATCTGAACCGCCGCCGCTACGTCTTAACATTCTCGAATGCCCTTGAAATGCATCAAGCTGAACACTGCTAAATGCTCGTCCTGAATCAATCCCACGCCCTTGGTCCAGCACACGGAAAAATTCCCCACCAGTATCAGGGAAATCTATCATTCCAGTTGTACTATTAACTAACTCTGGAAATGCCGAAGCTAATCGCCAGAAAACAGCTGCAGGTACAGAGTTTCCCGTTACGTTTAGAGTACCTTCTGGCAATGACATACTCATCCATGGCCAAAGCGGCGTACCGCTGCGCGCTTTCTTGTATGGCGTCCAGTAGAATGGTTTTGTATCGTCAATCCAACCTGCTTGGCGATTGGTCATATCTAAAGGATTTTTTCCTGCTAGTGATTCAACGTTTGAGTACCACTCCCAATAACTGACTTTTCCGTCTGTCACCGTGTAGCAAACTTCTCCACATTGGTAGATACGGTTTGGGTCATAGGGTAGGAACTGAGTCACAGATGATTGTGAGTATTTAAGCAAATGCACCTCAACCAACTCGGTCTCTGTCATATACTCGCCATGTTTGAAGATGACATCACCCGGCTCACCGGTGATCGCTGCTTTCAACGTCACCATGCCGCCGATACCTTTTGGCAGTGCGATTTTGGGAGTCTCACACTCGATCACAGTTTGGTCGTTGGCATCCAACACATCAATACGGTGCAGGTACTCATCAAAATGCTGCTCGATGGGCAGGTTTATGATGAAGGTAAGTACGCCATTTTCATCGTAGTAACTGGTTTCTATCGTGTCTTCATGGAATGCATACAGTGATTCACTGGGGGCGTCATGGGTTAACGCGCCAACAAGCCGATACTGAGTGACAGTATCCCTTAGCTCACTGTTTAAAATGTCTATCCCGTGCTGAGTTGGGATAGCTTGGAGTGTGCTCATTCGGTCTCTCCTAGTTCGAGTTGCCAACTAATGGCGGTGGAGCAAAAGGTTTCAGCGGTGCCAGAAATCGCGAGCTGTAAACTGAACTCTGGCTTCATGGTCAGTGCCGTGGTTTCGACTATGTTGGCTTGCGCCTCAAGCGGATAGAGCCAGTGAAACTCGGTGTGTGGTAAGCGCTTTTCTTCAAAGGCAGCAAACGCGGCATTGTTGTCATAGGAGTACAGGTCGATCTTAATCAGGTTCGGGGTTGCCTTATCGTCATACACACGGCCAACACCGCCACTTTCTGTCAGCAGCGCCTGATAGTCGCTGATTTTCCAGCCGAACAGCGCTTCCTGAAAGTCGGTCAGCAGGGACAATTCAATGTCATCGTGCGTGGCTTTGAAGTCGGTGGCCATTGCTTCAATGAGGCTGGTCAGCTCCGGGTTGTCGGCTTCCTGCCAGTATTGCCCTTTGGGCAACAGGGCTCGGATGGCCTGCGCAAAGTCTTCCGCGCTGTAATCGATGATTACGCTGGAGGTGTCCATGTCACGTCTCCTAATACATGAATCTGATGGCTCTCAATCGTCACTTCATCGGTTGGTGATTTCACAATGAAGTTGGTGGTGACATTCGACACCGTCAGCACAATTTCCGTCGGCGTGATGGATTCCGGATTGCCCGTCGCGCCGTTGATTTTGCCCATTTTGCTTTGTGTCAGGCTCTGCAGCGCAGTGACGACATCATCACGAACTGATTGGTCTTCAATGCCCTGAATCTCGATGTTCAGCAGAACATGCTCAGGCAGTAAGGCGATGGGATGACAACCTGCCAGACGATGCGCTTCGAAGGTTTGCTGAACCAGACTGATCACTTCGCTGCTCAGTGCCGGGTCTGCCGCGCGGCGGCCGATATACACTTCCACCATGCCGCGCTCCGGGGTGTTATCCAGTGCCCAGGCAAAGTCGACATCGGCATGCGCTGACGTTGCCCAGGCTTCATAATCTTCTGCTTTGCCGATCAGGTCGTTTTTCTCGTAGGCCACAATCACCCGGGCGCGCCAGTGTTCGAGGGTTTCAATGTCGGCGCCGCCTTCAATGCCAAGGCTCTGAACCTGAGTCGGGTCGATACCGCCTAAGCCTTCGGACAGGGTCAGAATGTTTCCGGCTGGCAGATTGCTGGCACTGCCGGACACGCGCGCAATCACACTGACCGGCACGTCACTGTATTGCTCTTTGGTGGTTTCGTATTCATTGCCGGCGGCATCAGTCAGCAGGGTTGCTTTGGGGATGACCACCACACCACCGAGCTGAGTAAACCGGACGGTGCCTGATGCAAACGTGGGCAGCAGGCGCGGCGTATCATGGCGATTGGCATGCAGATAAAGCCAGGCTTCGGAGCAAGTTTCCGGGTGAAGCTGGCGAAACAGTAAATCCTGATAGCCGTACTGACCGTAACTCACGCCCGCAATCGCGCACGCGATGGCATCGATCGCCGGTGTGTTCTGCCCGGTTTTCGCCATCAGTGTCGATTTGGCGCGCTCGATAAGTGTCTGCAGGCTGCGTTGTGTACTCATAGTGTGACCTTAAACGTGGTGTCATCGGTGAGGGTAATGATCACATCACGCCCCATCTGATTGGGTTTCGCTTCCCAGACGGAAACCGTCACGGCTTTGGCGTGGCCCTCGGTGATGAGCCAGGCCAGCGCTTCTTCATAAAAGCGTTTGGCCATGACGAGCGTCTGCGGGGTGAGCTTATCCCGGCGCAGGGTCCAGTCGCGTGAGCCTACGATGGTCAGCAGTTCGTCGCTCCAGTTGCCGCCGCGTTTGTCTTCGGCCATTCGCGCGCGGTCGTTCTGTGTCGACTCGCTGTGGTTGTAAATGCTCTGCCAGACGGCGTGTGTCATGCCTTCCTCGGCGTTCATCGGCGCCGTGACTGCGTTTAAGCGGAAATAGTTCATGATTTGTTTGGCCCGTCAGAAGTGCGCTGGTTGTTGTCGTCCAGGTAGTCGTGAGTGTGGGTTTCGACCGTGACGCCCGCAAACTTGCCGGAGCTGCCGCCAACGCTGCCCGCGACGTTGAGGTTGCCTCCGATGTCCACATTGCCGGAGAACGAAACTTGGGGCGCGGTGACGTCCACTTTGGGCGCTGTAACGCTGACATCGCCTGCGGCCGTGATGTCCAGTTTTGCCTTAGTGTTTACCTTGATACCGTCTGCGGTGAAGTGAACCAGATTGCCTTTGTCATCGAGCATGGCGACCTCACCCGGCTGCAGTGCCATCTGGTAACGTTCGTCTTCGACATTGACGGTGATACCGCGCGCGGTGACGCCCCCGATAAACAGGTTGTAGGTTTTGGCGCCCACTAACGGACGACTCATGAAGCCGTAGTTGTGCACGCGGCGGATGCGATCGTTCGTGCGGCCCGTGGCGGTCTTAATCTGCAGCCACTGCGTCTCCGCACCTGTGACCGTGCCGGTGCCAACCAGATTCTTAATCCGGCTCATCAAACGAGCCAGCAGTGTGTCAGACATCGCTTTGCTCCCTGAATGGCCGGAACAGTGTCATCGAGGTGGTTTGTGCGCTTTTCGAGACAGACAGGCTCAAGGCTTTGATGACCAGCATTTCACTGAACTGCTGCGTCTGGTCGATAACCCGGATGACCCGGTTGAGTCCGTCGATGGCGAGCGCCGGGAACAGTCCGGCAATGCTTGCTGAAGCCGTCAGGCTCTGCGCGATCGCAAGGTTGTGTTCATACCGGGCTCGGGACAAACACGCCTCGGCGGACTGTAACTGATCGCAGATAATCACCCGCGTGCGCGAAACATCGACATCGGCCGCAGTGACCACTGCGCTGGCATCGTCCCACGCGCCCTGAACTTCGGTGCGGTGAAAGCGGGTGTGGAACTGACGGGCAATCTCAAGGCGTTCGATGTTGTTGCCGACTTCAAGCCCGATACCCTGAATGATGCTGTGCGCGGTGTTCTCAATCGTCAGTACGCCATTGCGTTCAATCAGCGCCAATCCTTGCTCTCGAATGAGCTGCGCGATGTTTTCCACCGGTGACTCCGCGTTGATCTGAAACTCCGGTACGGCTTTCAACGCGGAGACCAGACTCTCCACCCGCAAGCCAAACGGTGCGGCCAGACGGCGCAGTAACTTGTCCATCGGCTGGTCGTAAAGCGCGTCCATGGTGATGCGCGAGTCAATCATGTTGGCACTGACGGAACGGCCAGTGATGGTGACAGAGCGGCTGCCTGAATCGGTGGCGGACTCAACCTGGTCAATTTGTCCTTTCAGGATAAGCTGACCGCCGAGGTAGAAGCTGACTGGCAGTGGCTGGTCAATGGCCATCACCGGTACTTTGCAGCGAAATGTGTGCGCGAGCTGCTCGAGAGAGTAGCTGAGTTCGGATGAGTAAAACGCGGTCTGCGCGCCATTGATGTGCATCGTAAGCTGGCTCATTGCGGGTTCCTCACGGCAATGTCACCACGCAGAAACAGAGGGTGCTGCAGCGCATTCATCGCGGTAACGATCGGCTCGGCCGTGTATTGGTCGTGCGCGATGGTCAGGGCGGGTTTGCTGCGCGGCTGCTCAATCACACGGTGCGCCGCGGTGCCTTTGATGACCTTGTCATACTGTGTCTGAATGCCGCCTTTCAGCGCCACCAATGCATCGAAGATGTCCAGGCTCTCAACCGTTGACACGCTTGTCGTTTCACGCACGCGCGCATCAATGCCGTCAATCAGCGCAGCGAGGTCGCTTTGAATGATGGCTGGCTGTTTGCTCACGGCGGTGATGTCAAACTGGTCCTGCTTCTCAAGACGGGTGACATCTTTGCTGACCTTCACGGCTCCGGTCACCATCTGGATGTTGTGATGAGGAGTAACGGCGTCCTCTTTGACCTGACTCAACATCAGTTGCTGCGCGGTGCGGGCGTTGTCGACGGCCTCACTGTCGGAGTCAGGCTCAGACTGAACGCTCTCGGCGACGCGATCAACGGCGGTGCTCAGCAGCGTGGCGAACTTATCCGGCGCACTGCTGATGCTGCTGATGGCACCAAACGCTTCGTTGATGGCTGAGTTGATGCTTTGCAGCTTGTCATCGGCGAGGTTCAGACGGTGGGTGATGTCCACCAAGACGTTGAGTGACTGAGTGAAATCGTTCTGCGTCTGGTTGATGTCGGCCACGCTGAGGCTTTGCACATCACGGGCGAACGACTGAGCCGAAACACTTTCTACCATGCTGGCCTGTTGCTTCACCCGGACGTTCGCTGACGTATTGATAGTCGGCTGCGTGCCGGCACGGACAAAGCTCAGGCTGAGTGTGACCACACCGCGCTTGGTGCTGATGCTTTGGGAAAAAGTGTCGAATACCAGCGTCAGTTCGCCCAGCCACGGGTGCTCCAGCTCTCCGGCCGGGGAGGATTCAAGATTAGCAATGAACGCGTTAGCATCGGCCAGCGAGTCGGCGCCGACAAAGACGACATCGAGTTTGATGGTGCGGGATTTACTGCCCATCACACGGATGTTAGGCAGCTCGGCGTAGGGGATTTCACTGACGTGCAGGCGCTGGCCACCATCAATGGCCGTCGCCAGGATGTTGAGCTGATGCCCGTTCCATCGCCCGCGCTCGTACTGTCGTTCCCACATGAAAGCTCTCACTTCATCTCAAACAAATCAAAGAAGGCAGCAGGCTGGAAAAATGATGGCGGGGACAGACGCTCAGGTCTAATTCGGACTCACCCCTCCCTCCGCACCAAAATTCAGCACTGCAATTTTGCGCAATCAGAGACGCAAAATAATTAGGTAGGGTTATTGCACCACAGCCCTGATGGGAACTGAACTCAGGGCTATTTTAGATTGGGGATTTAGAGAAGCGGCGAGATCGCAAACGTGCGTTTTTGATCGTTTTTGGATCTTCTTAAATGCAATGAGAAGAGCGCACTATTCAGATTTAGGTGGCTGTGTCCACTTACGATGAACCGATTCAATATCGCTTGATAGTTTCTCAAAAGAGCTTTGTATTGCGTTTACACTCTTTAATTGTTTATAAGTTAGATGCTTTTTATCAGCTCTTACACGATCAATTTCTGTAGTACTTGCTACCCAAAATTCCCATTGTGACAATTTTGTGGGATCAACAATGTCCCTATTTTTTTCTTTGAGAAGAGCAAAAACATAAACGTTGGCCCATCTTTTTTTCTTTTTATTGTTTGGCTTTTTTGTTTCAAAGTCGTAGTCACCTCTTTTTGCGATGTCAAACAGAATGGCTGACTCACTATCTTGTTCCCATGCTTGAACATACGCAGCAGATTTGACTTCTACTAATATGTCATCAAATTGAAAATCACAAACGTCCCCGTCTCTGCGCATAGAGTAATGGGTTCTACTCAACTTATCTTCGATTGCTTTATAGACAAAAAATTCTGCCAGATCGCCTCGAATTGTGTTGTACATGATGTTGGAGTAACTCCATCTCCAAAATTCACCGAGGACTGAAAAGGGATTTCCTTTTTCGTCCAGCAAGAATTCGTTTCCTTTCTTTGGGTTCATAAATCTTGAATCGTGATTTGACAACGTGACCTCTAAAAACTATGTGATTGATAATTCGTGAAATTTACGATTTTGAATCGTGCTATGCAAATAATAGTTAAATGAAATCACTGATTTATCGTTATTAATCAATACTCACCCGAACATCTCCATCTGATCCACATCTCCCTTGCACAGCTCCGGTTGCAGTTCTGGGTCTGGTTTGGCGCCAGTTGGTTCAATAATGCGGTTAACCGTAGTCAGCGTGGTAAACGCGCGGCCGCAGTTGAGGTTCAGGCATTGGCAATAGGCTTCGCGCGTTTCGTTACTCATCGCTTTGGACGTTGCAATACGTGCTTTGCTTCCACAAATAGGGCAGGTGATTAACATGGGATCTCCTCACGCTAACGGCCAGTCGTCTTCCAGTTCTGGGAAGAACGACAGATCCGGTTGTTGATACTTGTTGTGTTTTATTGGGCATTTGGACTTTGCTTATATCCGCTATCTTGAACTGGTTAGCTGCTCTGAATATCCATTCCGGCCCATTGTTCAGCCATAGCTTGAGCCACCCCTTGAAACGTTTTGCTTCTTGCTTTAGACCTTTCATATCCGGGTGACATTCGATGTATAAATGACCACTGTTTATGTTCATCAGTCCCCGGCTTAGGGGGAATCAACTTGTTTGTTGGTTCTAGTGTTGGCAAGTTAATGAGCTCAAACCCTGTCGCTTTAAATGCTTTATCTCCAAACCACCAGGGTTGAACAACATGTCTGTCAATAACGCCCAGGGCTTCCTTGGCGTAACAATGCATAATGGGATTTTCTATAGCGATTTTAGGAATTGGGGCATTGCGAAGGCTCTTGTAAAGTTCGACGCCATCGAAAAATTCTTTCCACAATTCTACTAACGATTTTCCTTTTGGTGGCTCTCTGAGCCATCTGACGCCTGCGTTGCAGAGTCTTGTACATGGTGGATGTGCAATCATCATGTCCCATTGGTCAGCGTAAGCGACTTCGACAGCGTCCTGCTGAATGTGCCATTCCGGGTGATTGCCACTGCATTCAACAAGGTCGCAGCTATAAGCTTCGTGCCCAAGTTTCCGCAACGCGGTGGTGACAACCTGACTCTCTTCACATGCAACTAGCACTTTCATCGTTTTTCCTCACGCTAACGGCCAGCCGTCTTCCAACTCAGGAAAGAATGACAGGTCCGGTTGTTGATATTCTTCGGTTTCTGGTTGGGCTAACACTTCATCCCAACCTTCAAAATTCATCCACGATAAATCATCGGCAGGCACTCGGCTGACTTCGACCAGCTGAGCCGGGCGTTTTTCGCCGCACTCGTCTACCTCCGCAGGGCGGATTTGGATACTTCGTTCATCGTCGATGCGAATTGAACTGCCTTTTCGGAGGGCGGCCAGTGCCGCTTCATCAATATTTGGCGGTTTATTCGCCTTTCTTCGCTCTGGTGCTAACAACCTGGTGAGCTGATCGCTGACCTGATCCTCGCGGGGCTCCGTACAGTTATTGACAGAACTCCGAGAGGCGGCGGTGCCGCCAATGACGGTCGCTGCGCTCCCTTGGGCGATCGCTTCCACATCATCGTTAACCTTGGATTTCTGGTTAATCGTCCAGACTCTTAGGCGTGTTTTGATGAACACGCCGGAAGCGTCAAATCCATCCAACTTGCGAACGGTTTCACCGTGCGGAGAAGCAAACGGCAGCTCTTCATAAACGTTGGTGATCAGCAGGTCAGCGCGTTTCACGAACGGGCCGCCCTGGCCCATGATGTAATCACGCCACTGGCCACGGTCGGCGGCTTTCATCACTTCCGTGACGGTGCCGTTTTCGTGTTCCAGATCGGCCTGATAGACCTGCGTGAGCAGCACAAATAGGTACTTGCTGTCGAACTTCTTATGGCGACGAATCAGCCCTGCCGGGATCGGCGGGCCGATTAACTTGCGGCCTTCGCGGACGTCCAACTCTTCATAAATGGTCAGCAGCTCTTCATAGTTCAGTTGAGTGAGGTACTGGTTAAAGCTGGCTTTGTCGTTGTTGGCAAAGCGGCGCAGCTCGCGGTAAGTCGTGACCGGTGCGCCACCGAAAAATTGGAACTGGCGGATAGCCCAGCGGCTTTTCCAGGCACTCACATTTTTAGCCATGTCTTTCACGGGCTTGCCTGTTTCGTCGGACATCTCATCGTCCATGGCAAAGCCGTCGATGTTCTTGGAAATGTATTTGGCGATGTAGCCGGTTGCCGTGCCTTTGGCCGGGTCGATATAGCCAAAGTCGCAGCGCGGTTTGTAATTCAAGGGCCCGTGGAACGCCTGCTTTTTCTCGGCGCGTTTCGGGGTGCGGTCGAACTGCGGGTACAGCTCTTCTTTGTCTTCTTCGACGGCGTAGGAAATGAACACGTCACGCACCTGCGCGACATCTTCCGGCTTCACCCAGATCAGCAAATGCCAGTGCGGGGTGCCATCGTGATGCGGCTCGGCAACGCGAACGCCGAACCAGCGAATTTCTTCACGGCCCAGCTTGGCGCGAATGCGCTGCCACACGTTGTTGAGGTAGGCTTGTGTATCGCGCGGGCTGGCGCCGTTCCAGTGGTCGATAAAGCCGCCTTTCTTGTAGCTGTTGTGGTACTTGGACGGCGAAGTCAGCGTGAGAAACAAACCTTGCAGCTCAAGCTCATTACCAATGTCTTCGCAGCCACGGCAGCGCACCATCAACTCATGGCGGCGGATAGCCGGATTCGACAGGCTCTTTTTCGCCATGTCCCACAAGTCGGCTTCTTCGCCCGTAATCTCATCGATCAGCTTTCTCTGCTTGATGTATTCATAGTTGGCTTTCTGCTGCTCCTGATGCTCACGGACACAATCCCAAGAGGCATAAGGCGAGGCTTTGTAGCTCACTTGCCCCATGGCGATCGCCAGATGTTCGCGCATGATTTTGCGAATGTGCACCAATCGGCCGCGCCACCATTTTTCATCGAGCATTCTTGAGATGTCGTTCAGGGCCGTCAGCTCGGTTTGCTTCTTGCGTTTGCGGGGCGCCTTGATGCCGAACTCATTCACGAAAGCCGCCAGCTTGTGGTAGGTGTTCACCACCGCAATCTCGCCGATTTTCGATTCAGAGGCTTTGACCTCGCGCTTCGCCAGATCTGCTTTCACTTCTTTGATGGCAGAAGCCGCAAAGCGTTGGTGACGGGCAGAGGCGATTTGCGACAGTTTGAATGCCATGTCTTTGAGTTCGTCAGGTTCCAGTTCGGCAACGCTGCGGTTCTTCTCTGGCTTGGTATGTTTTTCTGCTTGGTCGAAATTAAAAGAGAGCTGAGGGCGCTGAAAGTCCTCAGGCAGGCTGTGCTCTGTAAAGTACACGGAGGCGAATGCGTTATCGCCGCTTTCGAATTCTTTAGAGAACATCGCCACTTTTTGCGTGGTGGGTAGTTTGCTGTATTTTTCCAAGACCTTTTGCGCGCGTTCCGTTGCGGGTGCCATGCGTTCACGCAGGTAAATGTTGGCCTCTTTACGGCCGAGTTTTTCAAACACGCTGATGTAGCGTGTGACGAAGTATTTGGTCAGGTAATCGGGTAAGTCTTGGATGCGCGATTGCGCCCAGGCAAAGTCGTCTGGGTTAGCTTCAAACAATTTACGTTCAAGCACACTCAGGCTATCTGGCTGAATCACTTCATTGAATCGACGATCACCAAAGCAGCCCGCTTCAACTTCCGTTAAAGGGGCTTGCCATGGGAAATCATACAGCTCGATTTCTGCGGGTTCGGTGAGGGTGTCCATGCTGCTTTAAGAGCGCTTATGCCGCGGCATCATGACCGACAGAAATGATATGACTCAGTCCTTGAGGAATATCGAAACGGTTGCCTTTATCCCAGATGAACCAAGCGTATTCGCACGAGTCTGAGCCGCCACCGACAAAACGTGGACGAGGAACAATGATCGGGCATTTAGGTGGAAAGCCAATTTCAAACCAGAAAGGCAAACGCTTCTTAGAGCCCAAGTAGTTGACGCGTTGCAGATACGCCATTGTCCCGTCAGGTGCCAGTTCACTCAGGCTTTTACGAATGAACTCTTCCGTCAGTGAGAATGGTGGATTAGTAATGATCACGTCTTGGGTGCCAAAGTCGGTAGTCAGGTAATCAATACCTTGTTCAATTTCGGCGAATGACTTCTGGCTTTCAGGCAGACCAATCTTGTCGAAGATCGCCCCGGTGCCATAGCACGGTTCCAAAAACTTATCGGTAGGGCGCAGCGTTAGCTTGGCCAGAAGTGCATCTACAACTTCTGATGGGGTTGGATACAGTTCACGAGGTTGGACGTTGCCGTTGGTTGAACTCATGCTTCTTCCCCCTTCTCCAACTCATCGCGGCGCGCAGCGATGCGCTCAATCAGATCATCTTCGATGTCGAGCAGGTCTTTCAGGGCTTGTTTGCTATCGAGCAGCACAATACTGTGGGCGTGGTCGGTTGTGGTGGCGGAGAAGATCACCACGTTCAGCATCTTCATGCTTGAGGAATATTCGATACGCACGCTCATCACATCGGCGCTGTCGATGGCCAGCTCATACAGGCTGGTGATAGTGGCGAGAATCGCGCGTTCAAACGCGGCTTTGGTTACTGGGTCATTCATCATCTTTGCTCCTACGCTGAGACGAAAAAGGCCCCCATTCCGAGAGGAATACCACGGGGGCAAAGGTTGGCTAGGTTAATGGGTGTTGCTGAACTGGTAGTGCTTGAGGCGGCGAACATCGCCGACCTTGCTGTCGAACGTGACCGTCAGGTTTTTCAGGTACTGCATTCCGGTGCGGATTTTTTGCAGTTCCAAGTCATCGAACGATTCGAATTCTCGGTTGTAGTCGCGCGCGGGCAGGCCGCCGGCGATCAGCACCAAACCACGGCTTTTCTCTGGCAGTTCGTTGAACATCTTCTTCAACTGGCAGCGAGTGGCGGCACCGTTAAACAGCGATTTGCACGCGGCGATGCTCTCTTGCGCTGGCGGCGTGTGTTGGGTGTGTGCGTTTCTGGCTAACTGATTCATCTTGGCTCCTTAGGACAGGCCCGGAATTGGCGCGCCTTGGGTGATAAAATCCACGCTCATCGCAAAGAACGGCGTCGCCCCAGAGGTGCGGTTTTCAAGATCAGAAATTAAAAGCATCAGGTTGCCGATGCTGGCCTGTGCCTTTGAGATAATTTTGTGTCGGGTCGTGCGGGGCAGGCGGGTGTCGCCGCCGTGGTCTAATGCCATGCGCGACAGGTCGCCCGATAGCATCGAATGTTCCAGCACCCGCTTGAGGAAGGTTTCGGTTTTCTCTTCTTGTGGCAGTTGTGCGGTCACCACACCAAGGCCAAGCAAAAGAGAATTGATGATGGTGTAGTCGCCACTGGCTTTGGTGATAGCAACCAGCTCGGCGCACGTCAGAACATGGGGCTGCTCTGGGTTGAGCTTATTGCGCAGCACCGATGCATCTAAGCCAACGGCGGCAGCAATGGTCGACACCTTGTTGGCTGCCCGGAACGCGCAGCACGCCTCATCAAATGCCTTTTGTTTGCCCTCAAGGAAAACGTACATTGAAGTGTTCATGTCCATATTTGATACTCACCTTGTCGCAAGTGAAATGAGCTCACAGCCGCAATGGCTGCTCACTTAAAACGAATGATAAAAGTGGTCGTTTTCAGGCTTTTCAGAATCTTCAATGGCGTGTTGCCACAGCGCGCCCATGTTCACGTAGTGCTTGCCCTTGGCGCCATCACGCTCAATCACAGGCAGCTTTCCTTCGCGAATCATGTTGCGAATCGAGTTTTCAGACACACCCCAACGGCGGGCCAGTTCACAGGTAGGGAGGATCGGGGAGTCGGGTTGAATTGAAACGTGCATATTTAGCTTCTCCAATAGGTCAGGTTGGTCTTTGAACTCTTTACACAAACGCATGCGTGAAAGGGTGACCATATTGACGAAGCGCTTCTTCTCGCAGCGTGTTGCGGACTTCATGGGCAGCTTTCCGGCCTCAATCAGTTGCTCCGACTCAACCAAATCAATATGTTGACGTCGCGCATACTCTTCGATCGGCAGGTACGGCATATCTAGTTTAATCAGCGGGGTCATGGTATCTTTCCATACATATTTGTGCGTTTTTGTACACAGAAACTGCTTGGTGGCCTTTCTTGTGTACTTAAAGATTCATAATAATGCGTAAACATTAACTGAATGTTAGATCGATTTACGCATCATTGTAAATGCTTAATGGTGTGGATTTTGAAAGAATGGTTCTTGAGCTCCGAACTCGTTGAAGTCGATGGGTTCCCCAACACAGTTGGGAATGTGAGTGGAAAAGCTAGAAGAAACAATTGGATATCGAGAAAGGCTGTCGGAAATGGAAGAGCTATGGAGTACCATATTTCTTCGTTTCATCCAGATCTGAAAAAGAAGCTAATTGAGAAGTACGTCAAAGATCCTAATGATGCAGAAACATTAATGAACTTGGAGGCGCCGACTGAAGGAGTGGCTCCAGAGCAAAGCAATGTTTCTAAAATCGTTCCATTAGCTGACGTTAAAGATTGGTGCGAGCTGGCCGTATTTGACGTTCACGCAGCAGCAGGGGCGGGCTCACTGGTGCACAGCGAGTACCAGATAGACAAGCTCATCATTCCCAAAAGCCTGCTGGCCGAGTTTGGCCTTGCGCCGAACTGCGCCGCCATCATCTACGTTGACGGCAATTCGATGGAACCCACCCTCAGCCACAAAGACAGGCTGCTGGTTGATACCCGCGAACTACAACACCCGGTCACGGATGGGGTATACGTGATTCGCATCGACGATGCGGTCTACGTAAAACGTTTGAAATGGAACATTCCGAAAGGGATTTACCAGGTGATTTCAGACAACCCGACCTACGAGTCATTCGAGATCAACCACAAGAACGGGCGCAACTTTAAGATTATCGGCAAAGCCATCGCGCCAGTGTTTAAGAAGATTTTTTAAAAAGAAGCCACCTTGATAGGTGGCTTTTTGCGTTTTGGAATTAATCATTGAGAGAGTTACGTTCGTAGATTTTGTCTACTTGAGATAACTCGAAGATTCTCGCATCTACAGGCAATGAGCTTTTATCTTTTTCGGCTGGATTTTGGGGTGGGGTAATACTGCCGACCCAATACGCTTTACCTGTTACTAGGAACACGAAAGCCTTTTCTAAAAGCATAAAGAATATCTGTAGGCGGATGGTGAAGGTCTTACTCGATAAGGAAAATAAATACATGTCACGATACCTCAGCATAGATGGAAATCCGGAAGACTTAAGTGAGCTTTCAGAATTGTTGACTAAAGAAAGTGTTGAAAACCAACTAGGAAATGTGAAGCGCTTTAGTGTAGCCGTTCCAGATATCTTATCACTGTTAATCAACACGGTACCTTATGCCTCAATTGCGAGTGTTCTAATTGCGTGGATTAGAACGAAGCAAAACCGAAAAATACATATTCAGTATGCTGACAACACATCGATCACACTCGAAGGCCATCATACCAAAGAAGAAGTTGAATATTATTTCAACAAGAAAGAGAAAGCGGGAATTTTCGTAGAGTCTGAGCCTGCTAAAGATGGTCTTGGTTGAAGAACCTGAAAGTTACAATGGCTCCAAAGTGATGGTTTATGATCACTCTGGAGCCGTTGTTGTATGTGGGTATTAAGCGTCGGCTATCAACGCGGAAACATGAAACCTAAAGTACCATGCGTTGGGAATCCGTCTTAAAGCGCTTGTTATAAGTACTATTTCTCCATACTGCGCGAACTCTGAAGTTGAAGAACAGCATCTTGGGCTTTTTTATCATTACTAATTAAAGCTAGCTCTCCAGCAGCAAGTAAACCGTAGTCATTTGCAAACTTCATAGTATCCTCAATAAAACCTTCACTAAAGTTAGAGCCGATTTGGTGACCAGAAATTCTTCGCGAGACCTGCCCCGCACCTGAATGTGTCAAACCGTTGAGAGTTCTCCAGTTATTTTCCTTAGCGTTAGATAGACCTTTCACTTTCTTTTCTTCTATTTCTTTGACTAACACACCAAATGGTTTCTCAAACTTGTCCCTTCTTAACAAAGCTATATCGTGCTCGCTGGAGCAATAATAAAACCACAAACCTTTTACATAGCTTTCAAAAAGACACCTTAATAATGCACTTGCTGAACTATATAACCGGAGTTCAAGTAAATTCAGAATTGAACGATAGTGCTCCATACAAATGGAATAATATGAGCTAGCTATCATTACTTTATCGTTGCGAGGCAACTGTATACGATCGAGAGCTTTCTCAAGCAGCACTAGATTTTGTTTCGATATTTCCATAAATTACCTGTACTTATAACGCCGCATTAATGTGTGAGCGACGCTTGGCTAAACTTGAGCGAAGCGAAACTGCCAAGTGTTGCGAATTACTACTAAATTCTTGTTATACAACAGGTTTTTGCTCTAATATTTTTATTGTCACCTGAGAATTAAAATCAGTTGAGTTGATAACATCCAGCATTTTATATGCATCGTTACCATGCTTTGTTACTGGAACTTTAGTTTTTATTTTGCCATGACTTGTCTCATGCTCAATTTCAAAAAACCAAGCCAACACTCCATGATCAATTTGTTCGTAGCTGGACACCACCATAGAAAGAAGGTGATTATCATAAACATATTGAACGGTCACATTCACTCCAACACGAATATACTCACCATTTATGTAGAAATATAGGACTAAACGCTTGTCGTTTTTAAACGTAAAGGTAGCCACATCCTTTATTATGCCTTTTGAATCATGATGTAACTCCTTTATTAAAGGAGATAACAGTTCGACAATAGACATGTTTGAAGATTTGTCTCTAGACCATATTTTTTCATGGGAGTACATTGCTTGAGTGTCTAATGATGCTAAATCAATGCTTCCTTTCTCGACACAACAACTCAAAGCATCTATACCAATAATACTGACATTTTCATATGCCACATAAAAAGACAAAAAATTTAGTGGAAGTGACTCTGGAGTCGTTTCTTTTAGGTTAACTAGAAGAACTCTGTTACCTTGAAACCGTGCTTCTTCCTTTACACTTTCTGGGAATTCTTTTCTCGAAATACAGATTAAGCTGTTAGCGCCAACATCATCTAGCTTCTTCAACCAGTCGTTGAAAGTAGCAATATTAACTTTTGATGTTCGGTCCTGAACCTCAACGATTGTTACATTACGACGAAATTCAGGACCACTCTCAATGACAACATCACATTGCCTAGTTCTTCCAATTTGTGAATTCAATACTGGCATCATCACATTCTGACGAATGACTGAAGATGGAGAAATAGATCTTTCTATTAATTCCACTATTTTCTCAAGATCATCTCCTGGCTTCGCCATAAGATTGGTACTCCTCACTCTGAATGTTGTATAACGCCCTGTTAAGGTGTGAGCAACGTAATACCAAAGCTTCCGCATACCACCTTAAACACTAAACGCAACGTATAGTTTAAATGCCACGAGTTGATAATCACTCTCAAACAGTTTGTTATACCTCCTCATGACGCAGGTTAGGTTTTAAATAGTTTTCAATAAGTTCTATTGCTTCTAGTAACTCTTGCTTGAACTCATCGGGCTCTTCACCTAATTCGTCATACATGATATCCCTGTTCCTTTTATCTATGTTAAAGATGGCATCTTTTTGGCCTTCATCAGCGTTGGGATCCATCAGAATAAGATAGTGGCGAACACGTGTGAATAATTCATGTTCTAGGGTATAAACAGATTTGAACAACGTGTTTAGTTCATTACCCCATATAGCTTCCGCTTCAAGTTGATCAGCATATAAAGATGTACGTTGCTCCTGAACTTTCTCCCACCTATTTTGATAGGCTTTAGAGATACCATAATAACGAATGTCATCTGGACTCATACTCTTCGCTTCATGTTCAGGTGGATACGGAATTTCATGTGAAAACATAGCAGGATGTCGTACTCCGTTTATTGCATCACGATACTTGAATAAGCTGACTAGTATCCTACGCGACAATTCATACTCAGATTGACCTTTTAGTTGGCGACGCCACGTACCTAAACCTTTGATCGCAACAACTGCACCGGAGATAGCTGCTCCAGTCAAAGCCAGATCTTTAATTAATGTAAACACCTCTAATCCAGTCAAGTTGACCTCCTTGTAGTATAGCTCCCTGTTAAGGGGTGAGCGACGCAATACCGAAGCTGCCGCATGCCGCCAAACACTAAACACAACGCATGATAAAAATGCCACGCGTTGCGAGTTACTCTTGAACAATTTGTTAGGTGTGTTTTTCTGGCTCTACGATTGCTATGTCCCCACCATCTTTTTTGACTGCGTATCGAACGTCCGCGCTCAACGCTGGTAATTCAACAGATTGAACTATTATTGAACCCGCATTAGTAATTTCTAGGTAATTCCTTTTGACTGACTCAGGTTGCGTTCGGTCTTGCAACAAATCATTGTGTATGGCGAGAGCACCATAAGCTACAGAGAATGCCTCCCTCGATTTAGCACTTAAATACAGACAGTTTTGGTTGTACCAATCCTGACACTCCATCACAACATTTACCCTTTCGTCAGAATGAAGACTCGACAGCATTTTTCTCCACAACGCGAAGGCTTCTTGATGTGCTTGTAATCTTCGCTCTGGAGCCACAATTCTCAGTTGGTTTAATGCCTTGTGCCCCTCAAGTTGTACATTATTTTGATATATTAGCTCCTGAAGCTTTTCGTCATATTGCGATCTAACTTTTTCAATAGCCTCGGTAATCTCAGAAATATCTTCCTTTGTCGCTAAATTCTTAGCTTTTTCTTTAAGATACGCAGGAATGTAGAACTTCGTTATTAGCGCGACAAGCATCAGTGCCGTTGCTAAACCAATCGAAAACGAGCCAAGATCCATGTTACTTCCTCTGAAACACCTAACGCCGCCATAAGTTGTCGCTTGAAGCGAAGCGCAAAGCGGTCAATTTGATGGCCTTTATAGCAAGGTTTCTGCAATAGACTCAAGGGCATCAAGCTCAGTTGCTTTGATAACATAACCCAAATTATTTGGCATAGATGTAAAGCTCATTGGCTTATTTTGCGTAGGCACCGGTGCTAAAACGATTTCACCACTTGCGGTGTGTTGAGGACCCGCATACAAAATACCTAAGAGTTTTATGCGAGTACCCATATTGAGATTCCCGTTTCTGTCCGCGTAGCTGCCAAAGTTTGCCAAATATACCGGACTGCCGCTAGAACCAGGAAAACAAGCCATATCAACAACAAACTGTTTTTTACCCAAATAGTCATCTTCTGGAATAGTAGCGATGATCCCTCGTCGAGCAATGGAACCATTATTCGTCGAATCCCAAATTCCATTTGGATAACCAATCATTGTAACTTCCTCAAGTGGCAGAAGTTCGGAGAACGTAGCCTCGGTAGCGGCCACTTGCTTATCTAAATGAACTAAAGCTGGCTGTGTTCGTTTTTGTTGAAAATATTGATGTATAGGTGCGGCTAATATCGCGCATAAATCAACTTCAGTGTCTGGATGGTAAATAACATTTTTGTTAATAGGGTAAGAAATTATTTCGAACTCACCGGTAGCGTTACCACTGCTGTCAGCGACACTTATTGGCAATGAAACGGATACAGCTCCTTCTATAACATGCTTATTCGTTACAATTGCAGGTACATACATTCCGTCTTCTTGCTGCGCAAATCTGTAAGCAAACCCAGAACCAGTAGCAATACCACCACTTTTTAGTGTTGCCTCAATACGGACTACCGACTTCATTAATTGATCTAGTGGATGCACTGACATCTCCTTCTAACAGTCTCTTTTAACTAGACTTTGTCTGTATAAGTCCAGAACAAAATTCAGACAGCGTCTATCTATTACACCATGCCAAATTGGGCACATACGCTTGAGGCATGTCTCCACAGCTGACAAATGAAACACATCAACAGTATCAAACGACTGTGCCTTTTGGTGTGATCGGTTTGGGCTTTATCACTACAATTACGCATCAATGTGCATTTCTGTGTGAGTTAAACACTGTGTTTATGTACAGTTGTGTTTTATCATTTCTGCTCATGTTGTTGAGTGAGCAGATTATGAGCATTAAGAAAGAGGGCAAAAAGTGGTTGGTTGACTTGCGGCCGCAAGGCCGAAACGGTAAGCGCTATCGCCGCCAGTTCGATACCAAGTTTGAAGCCACCCAATATGAAAAGCATGTGCTGGCAACAGCCCATGATAAAGAGTGGTTAGAAAAGCCTGCCGATCGCCGTTCGCTCAGTGAGTTGATTGAACTGTGGTGGAAGTACGAAGGGCAATCGAAGAAAACCGCCGAAGCCTACCTGAAGGAAGTGAAGCTGGTCGACAAAGAACTCGGCTTTCCTAAAGCGCACCAGATCACCCACAAGCTGCTTGCGGATTACCGAATGGCTCAGCTTAACAAGGGCAGGGCGATGACTACCTTTAATCGTAAGATGAACTGTTTGAGCAATGTGTTTACCGCACTCATCGCGGTGAAGGAGTTCCACAACCCGCATCCGGTTTCTGGCTTTAAGTTGAAAGTCCCCAAAACGCGCGAAATGGCATTTCTCTCGGTTGATGAAATGAATCACTTGCTCAGTGTGCTTTCCGGCGATAGCTACAAGGTTGCCAAGCTCTGTTTGGCAACAGGGGCCAGATGGGGCGAAGCGGAGGAGTTAAAGGGCAGCACGGTCAGTCATTGCAAAGTGACCTTTCTCGATACCAAGAACGGGAAAGACCGCACCGTGCCAATCAGCCAGGCACTGCAAGATGAAATCGTTACGGGTAAATCTGGCCGACTGTTCAAAGATTGTTATGCCGAGTTTTACGTGCAGCTCAAACAGTGCAATTTCGATTTACCCAAAGGGCAGGCCGCCCACGTGCTTCGCCACACATTCGCCAGCCACTTTATGATGAACGGCGGCAACATCCTCACGCTGCAAAAAATACTCGGTCACGCGACGATTCAACAGACGATGACCTACGCGCATTTCGCGCCGGATTACCTGCAAGACGCGGTCAGATTCAACCCCTTAAACAGCCTTTAAAGTGGCCCGAAAATGATCCACAAATTGACCACATAGACTATACATTGATACATATAAACGTGATTGAGTATGTCTGGAGGCATTGAAAACACTAGGGTTTCGTAGGTATGGCGGGG